TCCTAATGTTCAGGCTGTTACTAGTGCTTTAGGTTTAGCTGGTTCTGTAGAAGAGAAAAGACTTTTATTAATAGAAAAAACTCATGGTGCTCATGTTGCATTAGCGATGGTCACTGAGGAAATGAATCAAGCTATAGGAGAGCAAGGAGTTAAAAATTTAACAGAGTTTGCAGAAGCTAGTCGTTTAGCTGGAAATCAATTCAAAAAAGCAATGACAAGAATACAAGCTGCTATCGCTCCATTTTTGTCAATGTTTTTAGTTGATGCACAAAGAGCAGAAAATACAAGACTTGCAAATTTAACAGGAGATAAACAGCTTACAGATTTAAGAAATGAGCTTAAAAGAGTAGAAGAAAGTGAATCTGTAGGAAGATCGGGTGCTAAAAAGAAACGAGATGAAATAAATAGAATAAAAGCTGAAATATTAGCAAGAGAAGAACTTTTAGCAAAAACAGGAAAACAAATAGAATTAGAAAAATTTAGAAATCAACAATTTGAATCTGCAACAAAAAGTATAGAAGATCAAAATATGTTCTTACAGAATCAACTTTTATTAGGTCGACAAGGAGCAGAAATTGAAAAACTAAAAGTCGCAACAGCAAGAGAGATGGGAATTGCGGTTAAAGATTTAACACCAGAGCAAGTAAAACAACTTGAGAATCTTATAAAAACAAGAGATGAATTACAGAAGTTAAATGAACTCTATTCAAGTATTACTTCAACAGTAGAAACAGGTCTTGTTGATGCGATAGAAGGTGCGATAAATGGTACAAAAACTCTTGGAGATGTTGCTCGTAGTGTATTTTCACAGATTCAAAGATCACTTATATCTTTTGGTGTAAATGCTTTTCTTGGTGGACTTCCAGGGATCGGACAGTTTTTCAGAGCAAATGGTGGTGTAGTAAGTGCAGGAAAAAGTTATATGGTTGGAGAACGTGGTGCAGAAAT